TGTATAGGGCGTCCCCTATTAAATACACCCACGTTAGGTGTACTTAAAAGGAGAGGGGAGCAAGCCCCCCAATCCCATGCAACAATTTAGAACAGACTAGACTTAGCCAACTTATCAGCTACGGCTTGCCTGTAGGCAGGGTCTTTAGCGTATCTAGGGTCACTCATAGCAGCAGTGAGTTCCGCAGTGCTATCGAACTTCCCGCCTGAGGATACAGTACCAGTGCCACCTTGCATAAGGTTTGGTTCTGCCTCAGAACGATAACGTGCATGTAGACCTTGGACAGCAAACTTAATTAAGTTTGTGTTACCACTTTCCATCGTTGCGTTGTAGGCTTCTACCTCACTCTCAGGTAGATTATCAGCAGCCCACTGTACCATCTGAGCGTACTCTTCTCCACCGCCAGCGTATTCGTGCATCTCTGCTGTCACCTGTGCAGTGATAGCATTTTGTCCTTCAATCCACGAATCTACCATAGCTTCAGAGAAGCCAGCCTCTGCCAAGGCTGCATACGCTTCTTCTGTTAGACCACCTAGTTCTTGATACTCTTGTTGAAAAGCTTCAAAGTCTAGGCCTCTATCATCTAGTAACTGTGCTACATCTTCAGCACTTTCGTCACCAGAAACTTCTACTTCTTCAGTAGTCTCTTCCTGCTGTGGCTTACCCAGCTTACCCTCTAATTCTGAGTAGGCTTTAGCCATGTCTTCAGCAGATTTAAATTTCTCAGGCAACCAGTCAGGACGTTCATCTGTTTCTGTTCGCTCTTTGTTGAGCATTTCTTGAACATGTTCCTGTGATTCTGGTGCTTCTTCCTGATAAGTGTTTAGTGTCTCAGCCATCGTTACTCCGATTCTACTGCGCCTTTAGCTAGTTGTGGTGCTGCTGCTTGCAATGCACCCATAGCGGCCTGTTCTTCCATTTGTTGTTGCATCATCATTTGCTGTTGCATCATTTCTTGTTGCTTCTGCTCTTCTGATTTAATTAAACCAGATGTATCAATACCAAGTGATGCAGCAAGACGGTCTATGTAGTCACCTAAATTCATCTCACTTTGTATAACTTCTGCACCCAATGGCTGAAGATACTGTAGAAACGCTGCTAATTTATTTAGGTCTTGACCACGCCCAAGAGCTTCGATACCAGTGACAACAGTAGGCTTGACACTATCCTTAGGCATACGAGGCATCTTGCCTTGCTTTGTTAGTGATTCTAGTAGCAAGTTAATTAGAGGCAGTTGGAACTCTTGAGACAGGATTGAGTATACACCACCCAATGCAGTCTCTAGTTCTTGTGCCATGTAACGAACTTCTTCAGCAGTCACACGCTCTGCTGCTCTCTGGATAGAAGAGTTTAGCAGGAACGCAGCAGCTAATCGCTCGTTAATCATACGCATAGTCTCTAAGGCTACACGGAAGTCACCTGATTTCTGTACCTGTAGTGTTGATACATCGTTGGCATCACCTGTCAGGAACGCACCGTTAGCTGCTTTAGCTAGGTTCGCTGACTTAGTACTACCGTTTGGACGTACCAAGAAGAGTACCTTAGACGAAGCAGCACTGCCCTGTACAATGGCTTGTGTCAAAGCTTCCAAGCTACGCAAGTCACCAATGTATTCTTCAATGAAACCACGTCCGTAGTCTTCACCATCAATACGAATAAAACGTAATGGAATGAATGGGTTCTGGTCTTCTTTGAATGTACCACGTGAGTTAGGTACTTCGATACCAGCTACCTCTTGGTGTACCATGAAACCTTTTGGACCACGTGTTACACATGTATAAAGGTCATAGTTCTTTACTGGTGAGCCTTTCTTGTGTGCGTCTTCTGCTGGCAGTAGGGCTTGCATTTCCTCTGGCAGCATCATGACTGCTACACTTTCTTTGGTAATAATCTCTAGGATATTACCCATAGCATCACGCTTAGTACAGTAACGGTCAGGTCTATACACCTTCATACCACCCTGCTTGGGCATATATACCAAGGCATTACCTGTTACGATAAGAAGCTTTAGTGCCTCAAATACAGGCACACGGATAGACTTGCTTTCGATTTCCTGCATAGCTGCACGTTCAATACGTGATAGTCCTTCTTCTACCTGACCACGGTTATCACCTGCAATCTGCTGTAGGTCAAAGTCATCAATGGTCAAACGAAAGAAGGGGCTGTTTGGTGGTAGAAGAGCCATCAATAGTTTTGATGCAAGGTTGTTTACACCCCTTGCCCCAATGCCTTGATACGGTGTGGCATATACAGATGAACTGCTATGCCCTTCCTCTGGCAAAAGAGTAGGGATAGTTAGCCTCGCTGATTCACGTCCACGTTCTAGGAACGTATCACGCTCACTTGCTAGTTGATTGTAGCGTTTAGCTACTGTTCCTACTTCTTGTTCCATTAGTTATTCCTTACGAAGTTGGAATGTTTAGGCCACTTGCGCCTGAACCACCGACATTAGCAGCAGCAGAGTTAGAAGTTACCTTGAGAGCCTTCTTACCTTTTTTCCTTTTCTGCATCTGAACGCCAGTAGTTTCTACTTCTGTATCATCATACTGCTCTGTATCTTTTGCAGCAGCAGTAGCTGAAGTATCAACAGCAGCAGCAGTCTTAGCTGGTGCGGCCTTATAACTTTTTGGTTTTGATACTGCTCTTGTAATTTTCTTTAGTGGTTTCTTAACTGCTCTAACAAGTTTCTTAATTGGTTTTGGTGCTGGACCGCCCATTAGTTGCCTCCACTTGGTATTTGTAGCCCTGATGCAGAACTACCTGTCTGTACTGTTGTGTCCATTAGTGGTGTCTTCAGAGCTTTCTTACCCTTCTTCTTCTTGGTAAGCTGTTCTGATTCCAACTCTGTATCTTCTAGCTCAATGTCAGGTGACTTCCGAACTGCTGTTACTGGACGAGCAGGGGTAGGCATTACTGGTGGGGGTTTTGGCCCACGAAATATTGAACCCATAATCTATTCCTCAAAATCTGTGTGTTGTAACTCTATCAACTTATCGATGACGGATTGTTGCCCCTGAAGAAACCTTAGTTCTTCAAGGGTAACTTGTCCAAGCGGTAGTTTGTTAGGATACAACTCTTTAAGGTGGTTTAGTAGTCCATCTGTAATATTAAAATCGTTGCCTAATACTCTCATTTTGAACAAACTTTCGCTAATGTTGTAACTTTAGATTTCACATACACCTGCTGTACATGCTAATTCCTGAGAAGATGTAGTGTTATCAGCTAGTTCTGCATACTCTGAGAAGTCAATATCAGGCATTTCTTCCTTGAGTTTTGCGTATGCTTCCTCATCTACTTCTTCGTAGGGTGCTTGTGCATAGCTGTGATTATCATCTTCACGTGGTAGGAAAGACACACCACAGATTTCATCCCAATGTTTGTACACCCATGCACCTACTTCTGCCCACTCATCTTCCCCTACATAGATAGTGACTGATGGGTTGTGGTCTGTCCAGTGCTTACGATACTTGAGCCATAGCTCTAGGTGTTCAATAGCCGACACATCGTGTCGTGTTAAGCTATTGTCTGCTGACTTCATTGGGAAACTGAATACCAAGTTTTGCGGATTATAGACATCTGTTTCACAAGGAACACCCTTGTCTTGCATCCACGTAGCCAGAGGGTCTTTAACATCTGCTCTCACTCTTCTTATGTAATACTTAGCATAACGAGGATGGATACCACTACCACTGTTTACAAGCTGTGACACTGTGCCACTAGGCTTGACTGTGGTGATGGCCTTAGATTCTGGAATACCTAGTTTAGCTGCCCACTCTTTGTTAGTCTCACGTGTAACCTCACGCAGCTTTGCCAGAGTACCAGCTAGTATGTTTGATTCATACTCACCCTGCCCTGACATAATCTTGTGGTCAAAGATACCAGTTAGTGACACGCCTAGTAGACGCTCTTCTTCTGAGTTCTTCTTCCACTTAGGTGATAGATACTTAAAGTCTACTAGTGCTGACTGGATTGTACCAATGATGGTGGCAATCTCTACCTTCTTTACTAGCTCACCGACACCATCAGTCTCACGTATGATAACCTCTGACAGATTACAGAACTGCTTACTGCGTAGACTAATCTCCCCACAAGGGTTAGTACCGAAGTCATCACGTGCCTCACGTCCGATAGATACAGCCTTTGCTTTAGCTGCCTCACGGTTGAAGATACCACGCTCACCTGACTTAGATTCATAGATAGATGTCCACTCACGTAGGAAGCTACCCATGTCAGGCTTCTCAGTAAAGCTGATAGAGTTGTTAGCATAGCTACGGTTTACTTGGTCATTCCACCAGTTACCCATCTTAGCATGACGCATACGGTCATCACTCAGGTTGGACAGGCTAATCATGGCTGACCTACGTACACCACCCACAACTACAGCAGCAGCTACCTGACACATGAGGTCATGGCACTCAAGGCTGTTGAGCTTACGTCCTGCTGCCTTGGTAAAGGTGTTGATGGCAAACTTAAACAAGTTCTCCAATGGCTCTGCACCTGATGCACGTCCACCGAATGTCTTCAGTCTTGCACCTGCTGGACGTACCTTAGACACATCCCACTTAGGTATCTCACCAGCATACAAGCGAGATATAATCTGACGTAGTGCCTTTGCCCATCCCTCTTTGCTGTCTGCTACTACGACTACCTCATCTGTATCGTGTAACTCTGCTGGTACTTCAGGTAACTTGCTGATGAACTGACGCTCGACAGAGAAGCCTACACCTGTACCACACATGAGTACAAGCAGAGCTTCATCGAAAGCCTTGGGGTCATCAACAGCTAGGAAGCTACAGTTGTATGCAGCTACTTGGTTACGGTCTAGTGCCTCACCTGCTGTCATGATAGTACGCATAGATGGTACTACCTCAAGGTCATGGATAGCAACCTTGACATCCTGCCTCTGCTCAAGGGCTGGAAACTTGTCAGTCATGTAGTTCCACCAACGGTCTACAGTTTCTTCCCAAGTCTCACGTCTTCCTTTATCTTCTAGCCATCGTGCATATCGGCTGGCATGTATATACGATTGGTAACTATCCATTATCGGTCATCTCCCTCTCCGTGTAGCGTACCCTTTTCCTGTCGCTTCTTTAGTTTCTCTGCGTTCATCTCTGCAATGGTCTGCAATGACAGGCCACAGTCATGGGCTAGTGCTGCAAGCATCCACAGTACGTCACCCATTTCTGATGCAATGGCTTTCTTCTGGTCTTGGATTGGAATGTTATCACGCATCATTTTACCAATTTTACCACATACCTCACCTGCCTCTTCAGCTAGACCCAAGGCAGGGTATGAGATAGAATACTTCTTAGGGTATACTGCTGTCCTCAATGCGTTAAGTTGGTACTCATAAAAGTTCATCATTACCAGTTCACTCCATCTGTTTTCTTCATCAGTTCAATCATCTTATCTAGATACCACCTAGCTTTCTCAGCATCTTGGATAGGGTTCTCCTTGTTCCACAGACGTGAGCCTAGATACTTCAGTACTTGGGCATGAGCTACAGAGATAGATTCATACTCACCAATCACATCCACGATGTAGTCCCATGTCTCAATCTTACCAGTGGTGTAGTGTGGGGGACTGTTTACCATGTCCCTGTCTTCACTCTTCCACTGCTCTTCTAATGCTTTAGCTCTCATATAGGCTTCGTGGGTTGCCATAGTGTGACCTCTCCTGTGTCTGTGTTGTACTCACCATCACGTAGGATACGTGCTAACCTAGCGTTTTCGAGGGCAACTTCTTCAGATAGACCTTTACTCTTAAACGCATCAACCACTGTATCCCATCTGCAACCAGAAGACAGAAGTTTATTAGCAGTCTTGGGACCAACAGTTGGACAGCCGCTATAGTTATCTGTGTTATCCCCAACCAGAGTTTGGAAAAAGAAATTGTAACTAGCTTCTGCTTCAGTGATTGTAACCACCTCACCATTAATCCAATGCCTTGCTGGTATAGTGAGTAGGTCTTTGTCTTCAGACCAGATAATAGTGTCAGGGTTTGATGTACCCAATATTCCAAGAACATCATCAGCTTCTAATCTCCTGTATATAATTGTGTTGTAGTTATCCATCATGTATTGTCTAGCCCACTGCAACAACATAGGCTTGCGTGTGTTCTTACGATTAGCCTTGTAGTATGGGACAAGTTCTTTACGAAAGTTATCTTTGTCTGACAGAGCCACGATGCAATCTTGTACAGGTGCTTCATCAACCAGCTTAGTAATCTGGTCAGTGATACGTATCGCCACGTCAGGTTCAAAGCTATGCAACGTCCACAGTCCATCACCCCAATCAATGGGTGTTTCTGCTGATGCTGCTGCTTTGTATGCTATGATGTCACCATCAATAAGCAGTAGGGTCATCGTCATTACCTCTCTTGTTTAACTTCTCTTCTAGTTCCAAGCTATCTTTCATGCTCTGAATGGTAGCCACTCGTATGCCAGTCTTGACTTGTATGTAATCTAGGTATGATTCTACAACCCACTTGATACACAAGCAAATGCTCACACCAAAGAACGATGCAGTCAGTACCAGCTTAAAGAAGAAATCAAAGTCCATTCTTAAACGCCTTAAACACATCACTTGAGAAAAGCTTTTGAAGATTTAACAGGTACATCTTTGATGCCCAATTATCTCCACCCTTCACAACCTACACATAATCTAGCTGACTGATAATCTTTTTTAAGTTATCAGTTTTGAATACTAGCGTAGCAAATACCTCATCCTCTACACACAGGTTGTGAAACCAATAGTCAGATTCAGTAGCAGCAATACCACTAGGTTTACCATAACTTTCAAACTCAATAGCTATGTTACCAGTACGCATCCACATACCTCTCTCAGACTTTACTTCAATCTTTTTATCTTGAAGCATGTCGGCAACCATTTTTTCACGAACCTTACCGTACTCTAAATCTAAGTCAAACTTCTTTCTGTTCTTCTTAGTGGGTGTCAGCCCAGTTTCTTCCGTACTTGTACTCGCTGTCGAGTTGACATCTGAATCCAAAGTGCTGTTCGACATCTCGCATACATTGCTGAATAAGTCTGCCTGTCTCATCTTCCTGACCTTTCTTTACTATTAGTTGTACTTCGTCATGAATGAACGCTACAATCTGTGCGTCCAAGTTTGCTTCCTTGATAGCACGTGCTATGAACACGTACCATGTCTTACAGATTATAGCACCAGCACTTTGTAGTAAAGTGTTCAGTGCAGCATGGCTATGCCTGATTGGTATGATACGTCCATCCAATCCCTTAATCCAGCCACGCTCGTCAGCAGCTTTGGACACTGCATCACGTAGGTACTTGAGGGCAGGTAGCTTTGACAAGAACTTCTTCTTGATTGCTTTACCTTCCTTTGCACCCTTGCCTATTATCTTGCCTGTCTTCTCATCACCTGAACCATACAAAAATCCATAGATAAATGTCTTGGCATTGGAACGAGTAGGCAGACCAGCAGCTTCCTGATTCTGTGTGTGTATGTCACCAGTCACTACTGTATTGGCGTAAGCACCGTCATCATAAGCAGCCATGTAATGCCCAAGACAGCGCAACTCAAGGCCAGAAGCATCACTGCCCAACAGACTGTAACCAGCAGGTGCTTTGAATAAGGCTCTACACTCCTCACCATAGGGTGAACCAACGCTAGGAACCTGTGCCATGTTGGGGTTTGAGTGTGTACACCTAGAGGTGACAGCACCCATGTGATTAACTCTACCATGTACCTTACCATCCTTCTCCATCTTCAGCCACGCTTGTTTACCTGTAGCTATTTGACCGATACGTTTGTTCAGTAGTAGGTACTCGCTCAGTAACCTAGCCTCTGGCATGTCGATACTAGCTAGTACATTCTCATCTACCTTAGGCAAACCACTGTCTGTCATAAGCTCTGGCTTCCAGCCTCGCTTCATCAGCCTGTCACCAATCTGTTGACGTGACGCAGGGTTGAATGGGATAGTCTTTGTCTTGGTCTTTAGCTCTACGACAGTAGGCTCAAAGGTTTCGACTAACTCAGCTTCGATGTCTGCTTTACGCTGGGCTAGTTTACTATATAGTTTCTGAGCAGACTTGGTATCGAAGTCAAACCCATGTTCCTGCTGTTGTATCAGCAGTGTGTGGATTTCAGTCTCAAGGTCTAGTGCCTCTTTGCTAAAATTTTTTTCAGTAATTTTACGATATAACTTTGCTGTGACTGCTGTGTCTTGGATGCAGTAGTCGAGCATGTCAGTGGTGTATGCTGCAAAGCTCTCGCTGCCAGTATTGTAATCACCTTTTAATTCTCCTAGTCTATGTCCCCATGCTTTCAGGCTGTGACTACCAATTAGTTTCTGTGGTAGTAAACCTTTAGCATGAAGCTTGAAGTCAATCTCTTTAACATCAGGCCAGATAGTTCTAGAGTATACCAACGTATCTATCACGTTACCCTTGAAGGTGTAGTCGTGTAGCTTCTTCATCACACGCAAGTCATAGTCAAAGACGTTGTGTCCAATGAGGGTTGTAACCTCACTGTCCATAAAGTCCATGGCTTCTTGTGTCTGTGTTGGGTCAAAGGTGTGTACCTCATCTGTCTCAATATTTCTGAAGACATTACACCATACTGTAGTTACTTCATCCAGCAGGTGGTCAGCCTCAATATCCCATATGTATTCCATGCTCTGTCTCCGCAGTAGCTAAAGTAGCTAAAGTAGCTAAAATTCTATGTCATCCTCTTCACCAGAGAAGTATGTCTCTGTCATACGTCCAGTAGCTGGTATGTATTCTAGTGAACAACATAATCCTGTATCGCCAGACCATCTGTTCTTTAGAACTCTGACCTGACTGATGTTTGAATTGTCTTTGTCTTGTTGGTTCCTTTCCAATCCTATTACAATGTCACTGAGTTGACCAATCGCAGCACTACCACGTAGCTGAGACATGCTAGTCTGTGCGCCATCCTCATGTCCTCTGTCACCAGATGGACGCTTCAGATGAGAGATGAGTATCATCCCACAGTTCAACTCCTCAACCAACGCACGTAGCTTGGTCATAGTGTTGTCGATTATCCTACGCTCATCGCCCCCTTCAAGACCAGATACAACGATACTAATATGGTCAAGGACAATGTACTCACAGCCACAGCCATGAACGAGGTAGCGTATCTTGGATAGTAGGTTATCGCTATCAGTGCTGCCCCAATGGTCATACAGGTACACCCTGCCAGAACCAACTGTGTTGTCAAAAGCATGACGCATATCCTCTTCAGGTACATCGTTACCATGCAGATGTAGTGGCTTGTTAAGTTCGATAGACATCAACCCCAAAGCAGTACGCTTTACATTCTCCTCTAGTGCTATGTAGCCTAGCGTCTTACCATGTCGAATGAAGTTATGTGCAAACTCTCTTGCTAGTTGTGACTTACCTATGCCACTACCAGCAGTGAGCGTTACAATCTCACCCTTACGACAGCCACCTGTCTTCTCCTGCACCCCAGCGTAGGGATAGCCAACTGATTCTTTGTCATCAGTACTGATAACCAAGTCCCAGACATCAGTACCAGCTACGATACCATCAGGTCTGAAGGTCTTAGCTGACCAGAACGCATCAATCAATTCACCGACACGTCCAGCTACCAACATCTCGTTGGCATCCTTCAGTGGTAGTGTGGCTATCTTACACTTGTTAGGTGGCAACACAGACGCACACTCTCTCGCTGCTTTCTGTCCTGCCTCATCGTTATCAAACATAAGTACAATATACTCAAAGCCTGATAACCATTCGATAGATTTACCTATCGCTTTCTTGGCTGACGTACAGCCTGATGGTAGCGATACGACAGGCCACTTGTTATCCAAGGCCTGACTGAGTGAGAGGGCATCAAGTTCACCCTCTGTAATAGTAATGAACCTACCACCATCACGCCATAGATGCTCACCATACAGTGATACATTCTTCATGCTACCTATGACAGAGAAGTCCTTGCTCTGGAAGCGTACCTTCTGTGCCTGTAACTGACCATCACGTGAGCGATAGTTAGCTACCTGTACCTTCTGCCCTTTGTAAGTTGAGATACCATAGCCCCAAAACTTACAAGTCTTTTCGGTGATACCTCGCTTGGTTAGTTCTTGGAACTCCAAGTCAAGGAACACTGTGCCATCTGTCTCAAACAAAGCCATCGCATCCTCTGATTTATCAGCATAAGTTAGTGTCTCACATGAGAAGCAGTAGTGATTGCCGTTTGTGTATAAAGCATTGGCATCACTACTGCCACAGTGAGGACAGGCTTCATGCCTTACGAACTCACTTTCCGATTGCATTGATAATCTCATTTATGATGTACTGTAATCCATGTACTATGTCATCAATGTCATCGGCCTCGTAGACATCATCCCTTATATCTTCAAGGATGTTCTCTGCCATCTGTTCCCATGTCACATCATCTGAGAATAGTTCGTCATCAATGTAGATACTGGTGGACAGTCCTGTTGAGTACAGGTCTACCATCACATCAACCTCTGACGTAATCTCAGTTGTTAGTTCATCTTTTGTTTCAATCAAACTCATTGTTTCACATCCACTTGAAAGTCTTGTGCTATTTTATTTAAGTCATCAACTGACATGTACTCTAGGATTTCACTTATTAACTCTCTCTTAGGCCATGCCATGTAAATATCTGCTACTTGATTAACTATGTCTTCATTATCTAAAATCTGTACTGGTGTCATTTTATCCACTCCTCAGGTACTGTTCCTTCTGCCCATTGAAAACCATTACGTTCTGCCCATTCTGCACAGGTCATCTTTGACCCATCCTTTCTCTTCTTGGCTCCTTGTATTGTAGCGTCAGCCTTTTGGAATACGAAGCGCACGTCCAACTGTGGATGCTGTGCCTTGACAGCTTTCATCTTTCGTTGTGCGTCCTGCCTGAAGTATCCCTTCAGTTCTACAATCATAGTGCCTACTGCTAGGTCAGGGATGTAGTGACGCTCCACATAGTAGGCCAGTTTCTCTGGCTCATACTGATATGAAACGCCACGTTCATCAAGGTCACTGATGACCCTTGCCTCAAAAGTCCCCTTCGTTGGCATTAGCTTGACCATCCTCTGAAGCGAACACATCTGCTGCGTTATCCTTAGATACTGCTGCTGTAATGTATCCATCCTCTTCATCGAAGATAGACGAAGCACCTGACCCACCATACTCCACAAGTTCAATAACCTGCACTGCCTTGAGGCGAAGCGATACACCTACCTGCTTGGTGGACTGCATCACGTATGGGATAGGCTCGACTGCAATGTTTACCAGCGAACCATTACCTACCAGTGTGTTACCCTGCATTGGGGTACGCTTGGCATCAACAACCATTGGCTGTTGGGTGTAGGTCTGACCATCACGTGACTTGATACGTGACTTCATCTTGGCCTTGAACAACAGGTTGCCAGTTGGGTTCCCGTTCTCGTCAGTCTCTGCCTCGTATGACTTACGTGTGGACAGGACAGTCTTGAGTTTTGGATTGTCCTTGACAGCTTCGGCAAGCTTGGCTTGCGCCATGTTGTCTAGCTGTTCACACACTTCTGCTGCTTGCTCTTCAGGCATGGTTACTTGAATTGAATACTCACCTTCTGGTACGAAACGGTAGTCAGCTTCAAATACTTTTGCCCACTTTGCATTGCCTTTAATCTTCAGCATATTTTGTAACTCCTGTTATGCTAGTTGTAGTTGGCTAGGTTGTAACTTTAGAAATCACGCAAAGAAATATTGTGATTCTAATATGTCACGCAAATTTAATTCACCCCTAGCTGGTGGCATTGGTATATCTTCAGTACCAAGTACCCTTATAGCATGTTGTCTCAACTCAGTCAAGACATCATGTTGCTCATACATCTCAACAAACTCTTCGCGTAATACCTCAGACAAGAGGGGCATCATCGGACTGTGTGTACCATAGCTGTCATGCACCATGGCAAAGTCCTGTATGCCTAGCTTGTTAGCCTTGTTGATTGTCTTAGTCATAGCTGCTGCATCCAGACTGTGGATAAAGTTAGGGCTACTGCCTAGCCCTGTCCTCTGCCTGTTCACAGAGTTTGGTTTATCTCTGGGAAAGGATAAGGATACTATCTCCCCATTGATGTGTGTCTTGATTCTCTTTTGTTGCACCTCACTATACTGTTGTAACACAATCCATCCTGTTGGTGTGACCCACTCCATGTGCTTACCCATGCTGGCATACACATCAGCCACATCCTTGATGTAGTCCATCACCTTACGAGCAGATACAATCACCTCACTGATTGAATCCCACACATGTCTAGACAGATACGATGACGCATCAAACAAGTCATCACCGAATGGGTTGTCCCCACCACTGTCTATCTTCTCTCGCATAGCTTCCTCTATGTAGGCACGACAGGCGTGACGTGTACCTGAGTACGGTACTATCATTACTGGACGCTTGGCAAGCTTCCTGTCTATACCAAAGGCCAAGCATTTACGTGCTAGTTCTGTTTCATCCTGTTGTACACGTGCGATAGTCTTGTCTGCCACCTGTGTGTAGATGTCTTGAGGTAGGTCTGATGGCACAAGGTTGGTAGCTACACCACCATGACTGTCCCTGAGTATGGCAGAGAGGTGTTGCAATCCATTACAACTACCATCTGCTGATACAGGTAGGCGTGTCTCGTATCCCCAACCCTGCTTCATCAGGCCTGACATCTCGTAACACCAAGCTAGGAACTGGAATGGCTTGTCAGCTTCACGCCACACACCACACTCGTATGGGTTGGACACAACACGATGCGCCCACATCTCTGCGTATTCCCAAGCCCATGTCTCACGCTGGTCTAGAGTTACCTTGTCATTGCCATAGAGATTAGCCCCATGAATACACAACCAACGTGCATCATCCCAATTCTTGATGGGCATTGGATAGCCAAACTCAAGCAGTGCCTTACTCCAATCAGCAGACTGAGGTGAGAGGAAGGTGCTACTTGCATACTTGCGTGACCTGAAATCATTCTGCCACACATAGTAGAACCTGTCGTACTGTGCAAACTGTTCTGCAATCTGCAAGGTTCTCTCTACTTGTATGCGCTTGCTCACACTTCGGTTGTTAAGGGAGTAGATGTGGTTCCTCTGTCGTGACCATGCACGGAACAATTCCCTCTCACTCTCAGTCAACTCTTTGGGGTCTCTGTCGAAGGGGTACTCTGGTAGTGGTACATCATCCCTTGCTGGCAGCTTGCCCCATTCCTGTCCGTTGTCCCACAGGGTACGTATAACCTGCAACAACGATTGATTAATACGCCACTCAGTTTGTTGCAAAGAGTTAAGACAAGCATACTCCTGCGACAAGTCCTGCTCTCTTAGTCTGCGTAGGTGTGTCTTCAAACTCATTTGCGCCTCACTATTGGTAGTTCATCTATGTCGTGACCATGATACCCACCACCCTGTACATCTGTCCACTGCTTGGGTGTCACCACACATGGTAGGTAGCGTGGTCTTGATACCTCTATGTACTCATTGAAAGCCTGTATAAATTCCAGTGTACCCTCAGTAGGTACAACGTAGGTGGCTCTGCGTTTACGCTCAGTCTGTTGTGTGTCTAGCTTGATGATACCTGTACACTGTATGATTAGGTCAACCATCTTGAAGCCCACATGCACACGCTCTGACTTGAGCCATGCTGATTCTTCGTAACCGTCCTTGTTCATCTTGTGTGTCAGGCCATAGCGTCTAGCACCATAGGCTTTCTTCATAGCTTCTTTGATTGTGTTACGAGCTACGTTACCTTCGGCATGTATCCACCTGTCTAGCCTGTCTTGCATCTCAATGTTAGTACCAATGGTACGAGCTACATACAGTAGTGTGTTCTTCCTGCTGATGCTGTCAACCATGGACACCACACTCAAGTATGCTACCTGCTCTGCATCCATCTCGTTGATACGCTTCCACGCTATGTCACGTGATGGGTTGCTTGGGTTAGCTAGGTACTCTCGTACACCCTGTGCTACATCGCCCACGATACGTGCTACAATGGCTCTACCGTGTGGCATGTGTGTCTCCCTGCCTGATTCGATAGCCCTGTCTCTGGCTTTCCTGAAGCGTTGTATGCCACCTGTCAGCATGTCTGCTTCTAACTCAAGCTGGTGTTCAAATAGGTCTTTGTTTGTTTCTAAAGTTACAACCAAGATAAGACCCCCTTTAACTATATACTTAAACTACGGCTATCATACCTGCCATACCAATGACCAGTACACCAGCCAACATCACTACAAACTGTACACCTGTTACTGCTTCGTAGTCACCTAACATACCAACCACTGCAATGGCAAGCATACATGTTATCCATACTAGAAGTAGTGCATCCATCAATACTCTCCATAGTTTTCTAACATCCACTTTTGAAATGGTGTCTCACTGATTACTGCTGGTTCTTCTGCCCACTGCATCTGACATTCAGGGCAGTAGTACTCAATCATTCCATCCACTGCGTACAAGGCTTCAGCCTCACCACTACAGTGCATACAGTTCTTATATCCCATGCTCATTGCTCTGTCCCTTCTTTAGTACGCATCAATTCCCCCTGCACATACCCCATCTTAAACTTGATATGATACTGAGGTTGCTCTTTCTTATCATACTGGTTGTCATAAGTCAACCCATGATAGCCATTGTGATAGCCCATAATGTAGGCATCATCGTACTTGTTGCGTCTTTCTTGGTGCTTATAGTTTACCATGTTTTGTCTCCGTCTAGTCTGCATCACTGCCTTGTGTATTGGTGTCACCCACATTAGAACCTTGGTGTAAACTCTACACCCTCCTCATGTTGTTGCTTCAGTCTGCGTAGCTCCTGTCTCATGACAGCTACGTCTTGCCCTTCCCACTCTGCATCCTGTATCTTGACCTGTAACTCTGTCAATTTTTTGACAGTAGATACTAGCCTGTCGTCAGTGTATACATCCTTGCAGTATGTATCAATGTACATGCTCATCATCATCCCCAAACAATTCTTCTGGATAGTTTTTATAGTCCATCAGCCCTGCATTGTAAAGCTTTACATACAGACTAGCTAAGTAGTTTATCCTGTCTTCCTCTTTGGGTATCATGTAATAGTCAAACTCTGCCGCTAGGTATGCCTTGTCTTTCATGGCTTACTCCTCATCCTCATTAAAGTAAAAGAATACACGGCACTCATCACCCATGTCTTCAGCTAGAAACCAACCCGATGGGTCAGCGTTCTCCCCTGCTGGGCAAGTCTTCATCCATTCCCAAAACTCTTGTCTAGTCATCAGTCCTCTCCACACAATAGCACTGCTGGTTTACATGGTCTAACCCTCGCTCAGTTGATGCCATGTGGCACTCACTCAGTCTGTCATGTGTTGACCATATCTCTAGCTGTACTGATTCGGTTGCTATCGTACCCATACAGGCAAGCACCCATGTTCCAATCATACTAGTCATCTGCTCTATCCTCAGGCCAGTCACTGTCGTTGTCTATGATAAGTTCTAGCATAGGTTGGTTGTCGTTGTCAACGTCTAAATCTAACAGCACCTCGTACTGGTTTTCCCATATGCTGAAGTCACCACTGTATGCCTCACAGATTAAGTCAAACAATTCCTGTATGTCATATACCTCTATGACCTCAACAATATCATAGCCTTTGTTGTTATATTTGTAGCGCATCAATGCTACCTCATGCCTGACTTCACCATCCTCTATGGACTGTGCTATAGATAGCTTGTGTCTGTCATCTACTTCTAGTTGTAAAGTCCTATTCATTTTATATACTCCTCGCTTGGTATCTTGTCCCACTCACTGCGTCTAATCTTCCACTTGTCTCGCTGTATGGGTGTGCAAAACCTCACCCACTTCCTGCCTACTACTACCCACACTAAACGTGTGCCGCATACAGGCCAGCGTGTGTCGTATAAGTCACACCGATATAGCTTGGCACTAGCCCATGTTTTTTCTGGTGGTTTTTCTATGCAATGTCCAGTCATTAGTCCATCCTCGTCACTGTGTAACCGTCATCAGTTGGTATTGCTACCATAGCATACGGATAAAAGTATACTGTACCCTTGTGCGTCTGCATCTTGCCTACATATGGCATGTCAGGGTCTTCGTCATACTCACTGCTATATGTGCCACCTTCTGCCACAGTACCATTGAACTTGTGTAATGGGTAGCCGTACCGCTTCTCTAGATATTCTTCTAGGTTATCTTCTTGAAACAAGACAGCCTCAGTCACCCAATAGGGCAACACCCCTAGTGATTCGACAAGGTGTTCTTGTGGTGCGTCATAGTCTCTGTTGTTAATTACTAGTGTCATTTGTATGCCCCTTCCATCATGTCCATGCCTGTGATTAGTCCGTCAAGGTAGGTTAGCATCTCTCTTGGTGGTACTCTACCATAGATGATAGTGCTACCCTTGTTGGCAGTCATGTGCCAGCCACCATAGTGTGGCGCATTACCTAGCCAATAGTCTGTACCTAGTCGCCTGTTAATACGGCCTAGTCTAACTTCTAACATTCTTTTGGTTACTCTCATTGTCCTAATCCTTAAACGCTTGGTTAATCATGTCAGCATATGCCAACCCTGCTAGTCCTAGTGCTATGCCTATAAGCATTACCACTATTATCAATACTAAGTCAATGATAAACATTTTCCAGTCCTTACCCTATGTTGTGAATCCTACGCCATGCCACCCATGTGATAGCTTGCATCTCATATGCTTTGATACCACATTGCTTTGCCGCATGTCTATATAAATCTTGCAACATGGCATACTCTTTCTTGCCAATGTTAGTCTTGTCATCTGTCAAGCCTACTCGCTCACCATACGCAATGTTTCTGGCATGCCCATCAATGGTGCAAGTATCCTCGCCCATGATATTTTCATAAAAGCATACTATCTTTTGCCCATTGAGTATAGTCTTGGTCTCACTATAGTCTGGCATGGCCTCTAGTATGCCCCACGCCTTGGCTCTCATTGTGTGGTATGTACTCACCTTTACCGATTCGATATGGTCACCACGCATAAACGCACCTATCAAGTCATCAGCATTGGTTATGTTTCTGTCCCACTTGTTGTTAGGTGATAGTGCCGCCACTACACCCACTGCAATATGCAATGGTATGTCGTGCCTGTCTGCCATCTTTTGACATTCACACTTAGCCACATGATACCATGTCATACCATGCTTAACTTCGTCTGCATTGGCAAGCTTATAAATTGCCAGTATGTTTGCTACAGTCATTGTCTACTCCCTAGCTATTACAAGGTACAACAGTAACTAGCACTGTTGTCCCCTATGTGTCAAGTGTGTTTGATATCTGCAACCCCGCCAAACGTACGGTTAGCAAACATTGGTACATGTAAGTACCGACTAACCTTGCCTGTATGCAATCCCATAAACGTGCTACCACTGCTCACACCAAAACGGTACTTGCTAACCCGTGGACGCTTACCTACTACTGCTACAGTCTTGCCGAATAGTTTGATAGTCTTGGTTTTCATAGCTTACTCCCTTGCTACATAGGCGCACCATTGCACCTTGTAATAGCTAGGCGTTTTTACGGTTGCTATCCCGCCCACGCCTAGCTTGGCACCAGACCTTTGACTATGTAACTCAATCATAGCTCT